AAACTTCTGCTGGTCGAGAAGTACATTATATCTTCGTCCTAACATATCCGGTTCTGTAATCCAGTAGATTGTAGAAAGGGAGGAAGATAACAAAGGGCTTCCAATAGTAGAATCATACTGGTAGGTTCCCTCATCATTGTTGAACCCCTGACTTCCAGTAAGATGGTTTATTTGCCAAGAAGGAGCGTATTGCGACCATGGGCTACTGGACCCAAGTGGTTTCAGAAACTTACTGTTGGCCACGGTGATATTGTTACTCCCAGGAGACTGAAGTCCTATAGTTTTCACCTGTGCGTTGGATTTTTCTCCTGCAAACTGAGCAAGGGGTCTTAAAGACGGAGTATTTTTTACTCTTGGGACGATACTATTTTGACTTTCAGCGGCGGGGGGGCTTGGCCAGGGCTCCAGGTCGTTGGGCTTAATATTGGCACGGAGCCCATCATAGAGTACACCAAAATCAAAAAACGAATAATATTGAGGATCAAACTTTCCCAAAGAAAACATAGTTTTGCCGTAATCAGTGAGAGCTATCTCAAACACTTGTTCTTTTTTGTTAAAAAAAGTAGCCATACCTTAATTATCTTCCTTAAAAATTATATCTAAGATTTCCAGTCCCTGGGATCATCCCAGCCGCCCATGCCAACATTGCCAACGCCCGTAGCGGCAGGGCGGAGCCTGGGATCATCCCAGCCGCCCATGCCAACATTGCCAACGCCCGTAGCGGCAGGGCGGAGCCTGGGATCATCCCAGCCGCCCATGCCAACATTGATAGCAGCGTTACGCATTACCATCGGAGTCGAAAATTGACCAAAGGACGGGGCATCAAGTGCGGGAACATAGGTAGCATTATTTAGATTTTCTGCTAACGTCCCTACAGAAGTGGAAGCCATAAGCGAGTCAGCATTAGGAGGCAACGTCACTCCGGTGATCCTAATATCTTGTGGCAGACGCGGAGGTTCTTGTTGAATCTGGTAGTCTGCTAGTTCTCCTGCTAACTCAGGTCGAAATCCTATCTTAGTTTGTAGGTTTGCGGTCTCAACCAAGGACATATAATCGTAAGGCCAATTATAAGTTGGGTCAGATACTGAATTATTAAAGAAATAATTTTGCCGCTCAGGTGGGTTGGCAGGATGTCGCTGGATTGTGTCCAATAGGCGATTGTCTACCCCATCTATTTCGTTGGCAATTAATGCAGAGTAATTAGAGTAACCCTTCTGTTTTACTTTGAAAATTATCCACCTAACTTGGGGACAGAATCCATTGCCGGAGTCTTCAGTTATTGTGTCCATGAGGTCTATTTTAGGCAAACCGCTCCCATCTTGAATCCCCTCCTCTATCTCCTTCTGTAAAAGCTCCGGATAGGCAAGTTCGTCTTCTCCTGTTGCTCTTCCCGGCATGTAGTGATCAATCGCCACCACGTTACGTTTCATATTTGTTCCAATTTCCGGTAATATTCCTTGCCAGATGTCAGCTAAATCTTGTTTGCTTAATTTTATCTGGTGTTCAAATAAGTAAACTATTGGAACCCTGGACGGGTCAGAGTTCATAAGTATGTTACTATAGTCGTCATCGTCGGCGAATGGGTTAATAAGTCCGTCATCATTGGGATAATTGGTCGGGACCAAGGAGGATAGACGAGTTGCCAAAGGGGGCGGCATCGAATACTTGGTGAATGCTCGTCGGAATTTCCGTAACTTGGGTCCGAGGTCATGACCCGATCCTTGCAAGGTCACCAAGCGTTGACGATTTTGCTCGTCATAGTAGAATGGCAATGCCAGTATAGCCTCAGAGAGGCTCTTCTCTCCTCCTGTCGCTAACTCACCGAGCCGCTTGGCTTTGGACAGATCTATGCCGCTGCTCATAACTTCTTCAGGGGCGAACCCAACTAAGTCCGCCAAAGATCCTACCTCTTTTCCGTTATTTATAGCCTCTTGAACGGGCCATGGGATTTTCTTTGCATAAGTATAATACCCCTCAGGGGCCCCTGTTACAACATTGGGATCGCCCACTAAAATATAATCTGGCTCTGTAAGCAAAGAGGTATGGTCCTTGATGTATAAATATACTCCCTCGTTATTAGTCGGCGACATTCCATATTGATGCCACATACCATATGTTTGCTGGTTAAAGTTAAGAGATATGTTACTGTTGTCGGTGTCTACTGATCCGGAAAAATCATAAGAGTTGCCCGGACCTGGAAAGTCTAAGATCGGGGACTCCCATTTTGGCATAATTACCCAGCGGTTGGGATTCTTTGATGTATAGGTCCCATTATCTATCTTAAAACTATTATTGAGCGTAATGGAGGCATCAATATCCATGCGGTTTTGCCAGGCCCTATTCCACTCATAGGCAGGAGAACTACTTAAAGTTACTTCTGTACCATCGAAGGAGGTAAATGACCCCGAAGAATAATCATAAAAGCTTCCGCTTTCATTTCTGTACTGGACAAACAGTTCAGGATTATTTTGTCCTGTTGACGTTAAAATATCGTTAAGAGATACCCTTTTATCTTGATTGGGGGCATAAAAGAAACGAGCCACGCTCGGTCCATAATAGTATGGAGGGGTAAAAGGTGCAAATTCTCCTCGGTGTTTTGGCCACGCTGACCCGCTGGGGGTTGATTTTCCGACGCTATAAGAGGCATTGTTCCAGCTTCCGCCGCTCTCTGATCCAGTAGCGGTCGGCGGACCAAACGCATAGGGATTATTATACATATTAAAGTTGTCAGTTTTCATTAGTCCAACTTCCATCATGTAGATTTTGTTGCCGCTGACAAGTTTATGGTTAACATCGTCGCTGTCGTTTGGTCCAAATTGAGATACAAACTTTGTTAAATACCCAGAACTGTGGTTGGCGGTTGACTTTTTCTTTAAGAAAAATTCAGGAACGGAGGCCAAGAAGTTGGAAATGGCCTTCTTGTAAAGAGAGTCTTCAACTTGTCCGGAAATACTCCCAGAGATATCATTTTTTGTTACGTTACGAATATCTGAAATAATAAGAAAATCTCGAAGACTAGTACTAGAGATGTGAGGCTCTGGGTCGAGGATAGCCTCGAAAGGTAATCTGTCAGTCCAGAAAAATTTATCCACGTTGTCGATTGTAAAATCAAAATTCCCAGCGGAAGGGGTTCTTGGGCGGCGGCGGCCGCCAGGTACCGAGACATAATCCCCTCCAGAGGTTCCAAGATTTCCGCTCAGGGCCCCTTTTAAAGGCTGTGGTGCTTCGGTTGCAGCAAACTGGGCACCTCCCCAGGGGCCACGGCGAACCGGGTGATTAACAGCGACGCCCGACTTAATAGAGTTATAGAGAATCCCTGGGGCGAAAAATGGCTTTAAAATAGAACGCCAAGGTCCCTTAGTCGAATCATCGCCCGCATATATAGCATTAGAAGAATATGAAGACGAAAAAAGAGTGGCTATTTGCAGTGTCCTGTTCATGGGAAAAAAGCCATCATAAGGAAGAAGCTTTAATGTGGCATTTGACGTGAGCTGAAAATGTTTAGGATACTTATTAAACTCCAGGTCCCGACCAGACATAAATTGCTTCAAGTATTCTATCGTGTCACTGTCTGAGTATCTTGTGAAAAAGTCTGTATTGCTTCCGTTATAATTTTGAGTGTTTGCTCCCGTCAGTTCTACCGAGTTTGGAACATAAGAAAGAGGATCGCCAGAGGTTCTGTAGGTCGAAACCCAATTACTCATAATATACTCTGGAATAATTGTATTCTCTTTTCCCGACAGACGGACGCTTTCTGCGTATTTTTCGTAGGTGTCATAAGAAGGCTCTTTAGGTGGCAGCGAGGTGCCGCGGGAAGGTCCATCTATTATCTTCCTGTCTTTTCCGGCGGTCCATGGCGGACGAGTGGTTGCTCCGCCTGGAGCCAACGCGGTGGCTTCCATTTTCAAAGAGACACTATTTTGGACTTCTGTAGGAACTGAATATACATATTGGGCAGCTACTATGGATGACGGTTCATAGGTGGCACCGGCACCCAGTCCGTAAGAAGACTGGTCTATGATGGTCCCATAATTTGTCATCATCAGCTCTCCGGCTGCCATGGTGGCAACATCGGCTAGTAAAAGCCTGTTACCGGCTGATCCTGTCCAGGCAGGCAGATAATCTGAATATAAATAACTATCTAGAGGCCAAATTGAGGCGTTTGCTGGTTCAGAAGTGGCATATGCAACATCGCTAGGGACTGATTCGCTTACCTGTATTTCATACCCTTGGGATGTTTGAAAAATGCGATTGCCGGCTCGGGTACTTGGTTTTTGAACCCTGTTAAACTGCCTATTCCAGCCAGCAATATTAGAACTCTGATTGTATTGAGACACTGACAGTCCAAAATCGCCGGTCGCAACCAAATCCGCAGCATTGCTATTATGGTAGACCGATATGTCAGATTTCCAAAAATTATCAACAAACGAAAGGCGGGAGCGAGTACCCGACAAATAGGTATACACCTCTTTGGGATAAATGGTTTCGGAATAAGTCAACATATTGATTCGTTGAATCCCGTCAGAAGATGGAAGCACTCCATCTAGCCGATGGTTTCTCATAATTTCGTAAGGTCTCTTGATCTTATTATAGCTGAACTTGTAAGGGTTTCCCGTGGCTTGATTAAGACGCTTATTCGCAAATCCGCAAAGCATATTTCCATATGAAAACTCCATCTTCGCCGGAACTTTCTGCCCGTAGCGAGTTGAAGAAGGGGACCCTAAATTAGTTTTGAGATTAGCTCGCATTGGCTTAAACTTAGAAGTAAGCGGTGGTTCAATAAATCTTGCCCCCAAAGAATAAGTTAAAATATTGGCGGATGAGCCGGAGGTGGTTCCGGCACGTCCTGCTCGGTCAGAGGCAGTTCTTGTGCCAGCAGAGGCGTGGTACTTTCCCTCTAGTGCTACAGAATTTCTATCATAGGATGTTATTTCCAGCGATGGTGGGAATTCATAAATATTATTTTTCCGTAAATAAGCCCCTTGGGCGTTTTGTCCTGCCCGTAGTTGTTGCCACGGGACAAACCCATACTGGTCCGACCACACAAATTTATTTTTTCCTGATGTGCCGGAAACTAGAGCGGAACCAAAATTATAGTTCACTGCGGATCTGCCGTCTTCAAAGTCCGTATAAGTGGCAGGACTTGTTGGTGATGGAAAATTCTCTTGAAGTTCGGTATTCCCCTCAGAGCCAGCCATTCCTTGATAAAGCGATACGCCCAAGCCAGACCAAGTGTTATCCACTGCTGAAATATCGATATCCCCAGCATATAACGCTGATAATATCGCCTCAGAGAACGACGATCCCCATTCTGATACAGTTGTCATGAACCCAACGCCATACTCCCAGCTTCCGGCGGCTGTTTGGGACGGGGGGCTGCCGATGGGTATAGACGCGGTACCTGTAAAAGTACACTGATTTCCGCTAGTATCTGTCAGCTTGATGTAGATGGCGTCCCACTTGGCCTCTAGTCCCGACGTGGGAACTATGGTTGCCACAGCCTGGTTAGGGAGTGAGACTAGAGAGGAAGACATTCTCGAAATATTTTGAGGATATCGAGAGCCCGATAGAACATACTGATCATAAACATGAGTGGGTGTAACAGTCACGGAGTTCCCAGGAAAATAATCAGAATAAGGGTTCCAACCGCCAGCGGCAAAGTTCATAAACCATTCAGTCCGGTCTGCTCTTGGAATTGGAGTCGTAACATACCCATTGTCGTATGCTGTGCCAGTGACCGGACCAAGGACAAAAGGCCAAACACTATAGTCTATTGCCGTCTCAATTCTCTCAAGACCATTTCTTTGAGTTTTCTCCACCGGCTTGGCGTCGCCAGACCCATTCAGAATCATCGTGGACCAATTGCTCTGTCCGCCAAAAGCTACGTTTATATCAACACCATCGTTTAAATTTTGTAATGCCTGGGGTCCATTTAAGTTTAAATACAAATAGGGGAATGATATAAACCCTCCCCAAAAAGTGTATCCCCTAAATAATTGTCGTAGTCCAGCATGTGAGTAAAGTAATTTATAATTTCTCCAAGGAAGGGCATTATTGGGAGAAAGTTCATCCGAAGAAATATCCCTAAACTGCTGTTTAGATGTATATTTACCCCCAGGGCTGGCGAAGCGGCTCGTAATAACCGACTTGGTCGTTCTCCTCGTAGAAATCTCGCGAGGGGCGGCATAATCGACAGACCCGCCATTCCAAGAACTTGTTAATCCTGCTTTCGTTGAAGAGAGACGAGGGTCCACCTGAACTCCTCCTGGCGTCACCCCCCGGTAAGATGGAGGCACCACAAACGCAGAGGCAGCGGTGGCACCAGCTAGTTCAAAAATTTGATAATTAGGATTATTAAAAACAAAATCGATATTGGCTGTTTTTCGTCCCGTCGAACTCACCACCTCATAATTGTTGGTAAAATTCCCAATAGGTCTGCGACCATCGGCTTGAGAGTAAGAGCCTGTATAGGATTTTAGATTGGTTATGTTTACCGGACGCTTGGCTCCTAGTCCGCGAGCATATTTCCCCTGAGGAGTGGAAACTTGTCCGTAAGAATAGTCGTCATAAGAAGAGGACCAGTTGGTTGGGCGAGGTCCTATCCCCTCTACCCTGTAAGGAGAACTACTCGTCAAAATAAGCCTAAATGCTTCGGGTCTATCATTTTGGGAAAATATCCATGCATGGCGAGATTTGAGTCCCCCAACATGTTCAGAAGTGAACGGGCCCTGTAGGGAAACATCATGCTGAATCGGGAAAGGGGCGTCTTCGTGAATATTGGTGATATCCACCCAACTAGGCATAAATTCATTAGTAAAGGCTTTATATCCCTTATCTGTCGAAAGAATACTTGAACTATAAACACTAAAGGGCGTTAAGACTTTTCCTCGATAATTAATACCGTCCTTGCTCGCTGTAAATGCTAGTTTTCTCTTCTGGTTAAGTCCTGAGTCGTCATCACACCTAGCAAAGGGTACACCAGATTCATTAAATGCGAGCCCAGACTGAAAACCACTAAATTCAAAATCAGTTATTTTCCTTTTTTTCGAAAGGTCCTCATTAATGCCACTATAAATAGAAGTACTGATTTCTCCGGACAAACAAACCAAAACACTTGAAGTAAGTCTGCCCTGCACTGCTTTTAAAATGCTGTTTCGGCTGGATAAGATTCCGGACTTTGTCCCTAAGGTTGCTCCGGAACCGGATGTGAAAGTGTGTCTTTCAGCCTTATTTTTCCACCAATCGCAATTTTTAGACTGGAGTCGTGGGATGGGGGCATGGTTGAACCTCCACGCAGGGGCGGGACATCTTTTGGTCATCTTCCTATCCTCCCCTCAATGATGGGATAATTTCCTACTACAGCCCCAGGGTACCCGTATCTCATTTTGTGCCTTTCTAAGACATGACTTTCTATCATCGTCCGAACGTCTTCAGCGTGTTTTGCTGATGCGGGGAAAAGTTGTTGAATTATCTCTCCCATAGAAGTATCTACCCATTTATAAAAATCTAAATATTTTTCAAAATCTGGCACGCCTTCAACCCTTCTAAAAAATATTTCTCTTAATTTTTCCATCTGTTTGTAGTTATCACGATATTTGTTGACCGGCTCGCCAATAAGGTTGTGAAAGTCGTCAATCGAGGCAAAGAAATTCAATATGCGGTCAGATATGCTCCGATTCATACTTTTCTCTACCGCAAAAAAGATACTACTCGGTCGCACATCTGTTCCAAAAGCTTCGTCATCATGGCTAAGAATTTTTATCATCTCGTCACTAAGAGACTCTTCAGGGGGACGCAGCTTGCTGGTGTATACATATTCTTTAAATGCCGCAGGCTCGGAGGCAGCAAAGAAGTCGGCACGTCCGGGGTGTTTTCGCAAATTAGCATTACTTAGTGCCCTCCCTTGATAGGTAGACAAATAATCCAGTCCAACTGATCCTGATGAGACATCTGTTACCCTGAACTGCCCGTCAATATTGCTGGAGCTTATGTTTTGGAAATCCCAATTCAACGCCAGTGTTTGAATTGCAGGGATATAGCTCCTGTTGATTGGGCCTGCGGAGGCAGGTTTTTGGAAAGTATAGGCATTCCGCTCCGGGTGAAGTCGTCCAAAGCTATCAACGTCCTTTGCGTGTAAATCTATTACGGTAGGACTTAAATAGTCGTTCCAATATCTTATACTGGATGCTTTTATATCCGACAGCGTGTCCACTTGTCCATTAAAGTTAGTCCGATGAGCCCCAGCATAAATTCTTTTCGAACTGGTTAGATGAAGACTTCCGGAAGGATAGTTTAACGAAGAAGATATAGAAAATGAGTTTTGTTTAAGTCCCGCCTCATAATTTACGCCATAAAACTCTAAAATCCAGCCGGACCCGGCACCGGTGTTAGTCCCGTCTACGGTAGTTGCAAAAGGATATTGATCTGGGCGGAGGGAGACGGCAACATTCCACTTTTGATTATCATAGACATTCCTGAAAACATCCGTTTTCAAAACTTCCTCTCCTGCTCTGTTTTTTATTACAAAATATGCGTCCTGTTGAAATCCGGTCTGGACGTTGTTTTTAGCTGGGCTAGCTTCAGCCTTGACCGCATAAATTTGCCACCCATAATCTCCCGCGGCAACTGGCCAGTTTAAGTTTGTAGAGGTAGCATTATCTCCCTCATCGGGCGGAGTATGAAATCCGAACAAAGAAGAAGTTAAAATGGGGGGCGGTGTGGACCGGAGCGTGTTCATTTGAGATTTGTCTGGAAAAAGAAACTCCCCCTGAAGCGTAAAGGCGTACTCATTTAGTTCTTCGGAGCCGGACAATATACTATAAGAAGATGTATACGAACTACTCGGGGCGTACTGATAGATTGTGGAATAAGGCGATTCGCTATTCCTGAATCCTGTAAAATCTATATATTTTTTAGTAGAGGGTCCTTCCCTGTAGCTACTGCTCAGGGTGTAGTCTGCCTCATTGGGATACACGCCCACAGTCATTATTTCCTCGCCAATACCGAAGCATCTTATAAGGTTTCTTATCGACTTTTCTGTGCCCTTTGACTTAAGGATATATGGCAAGTTGTTATAAATGTTTTTATAGATAGAATTTTTAGTATGAATAAGAGTTTTTTGGAAACTTATTTGCTCATCTCTTTCTAAAAACTGTCCCATTGCCCCAATGTTCTCAAATATTTCCGGTGCCTCTATTCCGAACTCTTCTATAAGCCGGTCAGTATAAGGAAATTGAAACATGCTTCCTGTGGTAGAAGTTTGCTCATATGACCTATCTTTTATTTTGTTCAAGGCGGATATTTGTAAATGTAGGGTGTCAAAATAACTCGCCATGATCTGTAACAGGCTGCGTAGCTCATTGTTTCCCGACTCCTCCTCTTCTATGATCCACGAAGGTATTTGATTTTTTAAGCTTCCGTTGTTCGTTGCGTCGTAACTACTTCCACTCAGGATTAGCCCAGCCCTATTAGTAGAAACTCTTGGGTTGGCAGGGCGAACAATAATATCTGGCTTTTCGGGGCGGCCTGACTGGCTCATCGCACTCATTGCCGACAGCGTACTTCTTGAACTAGACGAGTCGTAATTTATAAATGCCCCGTTAGACAGCCGGCCCGAGTAATCGAGGACAATTCTATCAACCGAGTCCGCACCCACAATTCCCTCGTTAAATTTATAATAAACTCCGAGATCAACATTGGCGTTATATTTATCTGCACCCCCGTCAACATGAGAAAACCAGTGGCGACCAATTTCTTGGGCGTTTCGGTTAGATTTCCAAAAACGAAATTCATCTATAGAACCAGATAATTTTGCCCAGCCTAAGCGGCTTGGGTCTGAGCTATCTGCTGCACCAAAGGGGGCTGTCCGCAGTCCTCCAATATTAGAAGTGAGAGATCCCGTCACAAGTTTAATTTCGCCGGCTTGGTGTCCGCTGGTTGGCAACGTAGAACTCGTTATCTCGCCCTCGTGAAGAGATCCGTCAACATAAAAATCGATGGTGGGATTTGTCTTGCTAGTGTTAAAGGAGAAAGAATAATTATGCCAGGAGCCACTGTTGAACGATAGTCCCCCCAAGGTAGGAACTGACTGAGTAAAAAAGCCGGTGGTGCCCGACAGCATCGTGACCAAAAAACGGTCTTCGCCCTGTCCAGGGGTGGAACCCGACATAATCTCAAAAGTCATTCTGCCATATTCCGCAGAAGAGCTTACTACTCCATTCCACAAATCAAAAATGACCTGATTCCGCGATTGAATGTCGCCGGCCGGAATTCCTGTGTTTTTCTTAAAGAAAAACTCCACGGTGGAACCTGAAGGTCCTCCAAAATTAAGATTGGAGGTTCTATTAGTTCCCACATTATAAACTGTATCTTTGTGAGGTCCCCCGTAGGTTTCAATATACTCCGCGGAAGAAGAATAATATCCATTTGTTTTAGATGTGACGGGTCCGTAAGTGTCCCCAATCGTGATAAACCCCGTAGATCTGGGGTAGTTTTCTAGAAAAATATATTTCTCTAAAGGGTTTAAGTCATTATAAAATTTTGTTTTTTCAAACGCCGAGCCGTCATAAGGATAGTACCCAGATAAAAAGTCATATGCTCTTCTGTAATATTCCTCAGCGGAACCAAACTTAACAAAGTTGGAAGGATTTGAGTAATCAACGTTAGGAAGAAAGGTGTCCCTTTTCTTGATGCTCTCGCTTAAATGTCCTTGAGATTCTATGCCGTCGCCTAGTTGACCAGGGGAGGAATCTTTAAGAAATTTGCTAACTATTGTAGTTTGCTTATTTTTATCGAATAACTTCTTTAGACTCATGGTGACGTTTCTTGAACTCGGAATTTAAATATTTCTGGCTGCTCTTTGTATTGCCCATCTATATTGTAGAGAAATTGCAAACTATACATGTATCCCGGCTCTAAATACGACGTGTCTAAATCAAAATAGTTGCCGCTCATATCGTAGGAAAGCTTCGTATATTTATTACTTCCAGTCCCAAATGCAATGATTTCCATATTATCAATATCTCTGTATAGTCTATAATATGACTCTTCAATAGGGGTAGGAGTAATCAGAGTGTTGGCGACAGTATAGATGTTAAGGCTACTACGGTTGTTTCTTTTAGCAAAAATTCGAAGCCTTTCTTTTTGCCCTTTCATATACGACGATTTTAAATTAGAAATCGAAGTAGTATATTCTTCCCCGTAAACGACCTCATTTGCATAAATGTTGGAAGGGGAAAAAGAGCCCGTAAAGTACTGAGTAGATCCCGAAAACCACACATCGTTAATAGACTCAAAACTGCTGGTGATAGCGAAAGAACAAGAGTAGGACCCCGTTATAGGAATGCCGTTTTCATAGACTAGTCCGCCTGTGATATTGGTGACAGGCTCGCCATCTTTATTAACCACTACAAGCTTGCTTCCACTGGGGGATCCACTGCTTCCACTGTAAAAACTTACCAAAAGCTTTTGCTGGTCGGGCCAATAGGCTTCAAGTCCGGGAATATTTTTGAATTGTCCTCGAATTCTGTTGTACAAAAATAAAGAATTTAGGTTATCCGAAGCAGGTGCCAAGGCACTGCTAAGATATGTATTCCCCCTGTCATCTTGCCGGGAAGAATCCCAGCGTGCTTCTACGCATGGTCTGTTCAAGAAATAATCACTGGTTCGAGAAAAGAATTTTTTAGTATAAAACGTTCCCTCTGATCCCGAGATGATATTATCGGGGTACTTTATCAATAGCCCGTAATTCTGATATTCTCCCGACCTCCAGCGATCCATTAAAAAATTTATGTTCAAATCTAGGTTTTCCATCCCCCCAGAAAAGAAATAGCTTGCCGAATAGTCGCCGCCGGCATTGCCTAGGTAATCTCCCCCTGGTTGATCCCACTCAACTGAGTCCGAGGCAAAAATCCAGTTACTTTCACCAGCGTCGGTAAACTCTTCCATGTCCAAGCCACGTCCCTCGGTCCAGGCCCTAGTTCCCATTGCAACATCCAGGCTATAACTAAGCGGGGTCGTGCCACCATGTGGAGCGTTATAGAGCCGCAGAATATAGTCAACACTAGAAGACGGAAGGACCCCGCTCGATATATCATTTTGAATCGCATCTACATCGAAACGCAGCAATATTCTCATCTGTTCCGCATTAGTGGCACTAATAGAAGCTGAAGTTTGTCCTTGAATTACAAAAGCCTCTAAAATATCTGAGGCCCCCATGTTGGATCCCGTACCTCTTGTAAGGAGATTCTCCTTAAATGCATTAGTGATTGTATTATCCGCTAGGAGGTTGTATTTTTTAATAGCCATTATTTAACCACCCCTCTTACATCGTCGCTTGGTAATAAAACCTCAGCCGCTGCATTAGAGGGAATTATCAAAAACCTTCCATCGTCGCTCATGTTTTTATCAATATTATAAGAATACTGGCTATAAGCTCCTCCCACTTTGTTGCTGAACTCTATACTTATGGTGTCCGTTACGCCTGGGACATCATTCAGCAATTTATAAATATCGGAGAGATAAACAGCCTCCCCGATTCCCCCTTTAACATTTAAAAACTTGTCTTGTATCTCTTGCGAGCACCTTTGCAAAAGCTCATACCGATTAACATCTAAATCGGCAAGAACTTCAAAATTAATCCCAATATTTATAATTTTTCCGTCTAAGATATCAATTGTATCATTAATCATGCGGCGACCGTCGAGCCATGCCTTAAGATTTTGTTTAAGTGTTTGATTAGGTACTGCAAAGTTCCCGTCGGAATCCTCAGATAAAATATACATGTTTAAGTTCTGTTTGTAAGAATCTTTATCCCTTACCACGTTAGCTCTCTTTATTCTTCCAAATTTTGGAGGTAATCGGTAGGCCATCGTGATATAATCGGTGCGAGTTACTGCTCGATTTTGTGTGGAATAAGAGGCAAAAGCTCGTTGTCGAATATCTTCTGACGAAAGCAAAGAAGCGTCGCCCAGTATAGGCTCTTCATTTTCTACCTCCAGCGATGCCTCCACAGTATTCATGACAGTCGAAGTCAAAGAAGTGCGATCATCAAATACAAGACTAGAGTTGACAATAGTGCCAATAGCACCAGCAGTGGCATTGATGCTGTCCGAAGTATTAGCGGTGTAGGTAATAGTCAGTGTCGTGTTGACAGGAGCGACGCCCAATTTGTCAGATTGTATCAGATTTGTTGGATCAAAAGTCTCGTCTGTAATATAATTTCTACCCGTAACGTTCAACACTACATCGGCGGGATCAGCTATTATGTTACCCGTTATATTGTCGGCAGATCCGTGCCCAAACTGTATGTAGGTGTTTGAGATAGTATCGTGATCGACTATAAATCGACGTGGGGATGGGACGGCTCTCAATTTATATGGAACAGCTATTTTATCAGAGTTGTAATTAGGAATCTCTTTATAAATAACATCCTGGGTCAGATAGGGAACCTCATAGTACTCATTCCCCTGTGAATCAACCACAGAGATGATCTCGCTTATAAGCTTCTTTTTTAGTTTATGTTTATAAAAACGCTGGTAGTTTCCCACGGACACAGTTTCCACATAGCTTTCTCCAGAAACTATTTGTCCGAAGGCCTTCACGGCAAAATAAGTAGGAACACCAGAATCCGCATCTACTCTAGCAACCGTGATTTCATTATTCGTGTTAGAAAAATCAACATCCTCATTGAGGGAATAGGTGGCTCCCCCGTCCGAAACCAGCGTCGCCCCTTTTTGTATAGTTGGTATATATCTTTGATCAGGACCTCTTCCACTAGTAGATGCTGGAACTAGGACATAAAATGCACACATGCCTGTGCTACGAGCAGAGCCTGGGATTTTAAAACCCAGTTGTTTTGACAAACGGACAACATTCTTATATTCAATAGCTGATTCTAAGAAACTCTCGTTGGCTTGATAATCTGTATAGAAAGACAATTGGTCCCCCACATATGCGACCATATCCGTCATAAGCGACCCGAACGAAGCCTCGCTGAAATCTTTATAGGTGCTGGGGTAATATCTCCGTGCATAGTTGACTAGATCGTTTTTGATACTTTCGAAGTCTCTACTGGTATAATTTATTGGTCTTTTTGCCATTCCCGTTCACCGTCCTTGTCTTTAATTAGTTATTTGTGAACTTATTGATAAGATGTCCCCAGACCCCTCATCTCCCAGATGATATTTCACAACCAGCTTTACTTGGTTATCTGCAAGAGCCGGATCTTGTTCATTTGTGATAAACTCTACCGAGGATAAATTAATATAAGGAGTGTACTTAGCACTCTGTATGTTTATCTCCTCAACTATTTGCTGGTAAGTGTTGGAATTCATTTGTTCAAATAAAAAAGATCGAAGGCCTACACCAAAACCTGGCAACATAACTCTTTCACCAGCAGAAGTCAAGAGAAGATTTTTAAAATTTTGCTTAGCCGATTGTCTGAAGTCTTTGTTTAAATGATAAGGTCCATCTCGCTGGTCGAGGACCAGAGGCAACGCTACTGACACTCCTTTCATTTTACTCATAAAATATCCTCACTCTGTAAGTATCTTCTAATATATGTTTCCACGAGAAAACCCACCATACAAGAGACGCTCGGGGGAAACCGAATAAGAAAAATTCTCGTCAGCAAAAGTTATGTTTCCCATAGTCAGAGAGTTAAAGTAGTCCGAATAGTAGCATACGTCTATCTGATCATACGCTATGATAGCCTGAGCATATTGGGCAGGAAAGGGAAGATATGGCACCATCTTCATTACATACAGAGGGGACCGGGCCGGCCTAACTACGCTAGTGTAGCGGGTGATCTGGTCCGCCCATTCTTCAGGGTTGTCAGCATTTTCATCTGTTCTATGAGGAGGCTCGTCATCTATAATTTCCCACCTCTCTCGTGACCTCTCCAAGGCGGCGGCTCGGCGGGCCCGCTCCTGCTCTTCATATCCCTCCTCGCCGGGCCTGAGCGGTGGGTCTCCTGGTGCGTCGTCGTAGTCAGGGCGACCGATCAGTTCAACCAGGGGTGTAAGAATGGTTTCATTTTCTGCTTCGAGGTCCCTCACTCCGATCATTACCTCCTCATATCTGTAGTTAGCCACCGTATCAAGATAGGTACGATCGGTAGCCGGGGTTCCCTCCGTCGAGAGTCTATCTGCGAGATTTTGTGAACCATCAATTAATTCGTCCCGGAATTGGCTGAAAGTGGACATTCCTACAAGTGGGGCTCCTCCAGATCGATCATCGCTGAGGTTTATAAAGGAGGCCAACAGACATCGTCTGACGACCAATGGTAATTTTTTTTCCAAAGGAAGTGAAAGCTCATCGGGATTGAGGGGTAATCCTGTATTCACGAACTGGTGTCCATAGGCCTCGTAAAATAGATTAAAATTCTCTACCAACACATCATATAAATTACTTTTAGACTTAAAGTCTCTTGTGATGTTTCGTGAAATATAATCCGCCAAAAGACCGACAGTAGAAGGCTGGTTCCAGCAGGGATAGACTTCCAAGAGAGGTGCGGCGTTAAGATAAAGTTTCCTTATTCGGGATTTTATCACTTGCTGAATGGAACTAGCTATTATTAGCTCGTAGCTGGACAGGCACTTTTGATCTGCCGCAAAATAGTCCGTTGATATTCCAGACATAAAGCTGTTTAGGTCTCGGTCCTCGTCGAAGTCGTAATAAAATTTCTTATAAGTTGCAGCAACATTTGCGGCGTATTGACAGCCGAGAATTCCAGCCTCCGAAGACCCTAAAAAGCCAGTCAAAATGGTGTTGTTGGTGTTGTGGGCACCATAGAGAGGGGAGGTTAAATAATCTATATATCGAGGTCCCAGAGTGGGTCCACTGGTACCATAAATACCTTTTAAAGTATATTGAGTGGGAAGCCCAAGCTCGTCTTTCAAAATATCACGATGAGCCTGTACAAGCCCCAAGTGATTGGCAGGGTCTTCTGTAGTTGGAACATCAATCTCAGCTAGCAAGTACCGTGGGTGGCCTGGCGGGTCGTAGAAAATCTTTATGGTCTCGCCAATCGTCAGGTAGGACAACGGAAAAGGAAGTGCCCCTGGTCCCAGTTGCGTATTAGCCTCATCAACAGCATTTGGGGACTGGTCCGAGGGGGGCATTGGTGGAGAGGCGACTTCAATACCCTGCCCAGTTATCCCACGCCAATAAAATCTTAGTGCCGAGCCTATAGTTTCACCGACGCCTTGCCCTGTTCTTACGGGGATAGGCGGAAGAGGTTCAATGGGCTGAGGGAGTATCCGCCATCGTATGGGAGCGGTCCTATATTGATCATCGACAACCACATTAAATACTGGCTGCTTAGTATAGGTGTAGCCTGGATTACATTGGTCTCTGTTGTAAGGAAAATCGCAAACCGCAGGCATAAGACTCCTTCCAAGATCGCTGTCAGGAAAATTACTGGCCCGAGCAGTGGACACACGGCTAGGCATAGCGGTAATTTCTGCGGCACTCTCAGATATTAACTCTTCTAGCCAGTCGCTAGCACCTGTAAGCCATTCTAGAAAATCCGTATAGAATTGAGCATCTGGTATATTTTCCATAAACTTGGCTATTTGAATTTCAATGTCTTCGAATCCCAGGTCAATGGAGCACAAACTATCCAGCTTTGACATATGAGCCTCAACCCTTTGGTCAAAAATGAGAACCAATTGTTCGTCTGAAAGTCCAGGCATCCCCACTACCGTATCTTTTAGGTCACAATTTGCCAAATCTGGTGTTATTTGTTGATTTCGAAACATCAGATCTCTATTAGCTGGCGATATTAGTCCTCCGATTTCTCTAAAATAATTTTTTATAGTATTTTCGCTCAGCCCTAGTCCGCCATAAAGAGTATCATTTGCGTCTAGGGAATTATCAAATTTCTCTCGAAAAATTGGATCAATCCGTTGGGCGGTGGTTAGGCTGTTAAAGCCTGGTGACATATCTCCGGAATATATCATCTCTCGGATGGTCGCTAGGAGGTCCGAGTCGGTGTTCCCGTCTAGGAGGGTACTCAATTCTATTGGTGTTAAGATTGAGGAAACATCTTGATTTAATTGTATCAATTGCTCCATCGTTGGTGGGGATACAATGATGGTGCGGCCGGCTTCATTTTCCTCCACCTCTCTATTAACCATGTTTAAGTCTTCCGCTAGCGGGACCAAGTTTATATGTGAAACATAGTCGTTAAGATTTGTGAGTCCGTAACTAGACTTCTTTCTGCGGTTGGCGAGGCCCTTGCCCTCTTCATCCTCGCCATTATCATATGGATTACACCCCATGGCACTACCAAGTATATCTCGCAAAATTCCTATGAAAAGTTGAGAGATTAATCTATCGAAGAGACGCCCCAAATATGTAGAATATCCCATCCAAAAATCACCCACGCCGGTGCTCTCTTTTTTCTTTAACTCAATAGAGATATCAGTCGTGCCAGCATAAGACGGTTTAGCCTTAAAGGGGCTAGCACTAAGGTGGGTCCCCGGACTTATAAAGGAACCCACTGCTGCTCCGGTTCCACGAACAAGTTCCGATGCGTGAGGGGGGGCACCAGTTGGACTCAAAACAAGTGACTGGATCTTGTCTCCTATAATTCCAATCTGACATTGGATCTCCTCATCTACTGCCTTAATTACTTCGGCGTAAATGCGGTTAGCCTCACTTGCAGCCACGGTAGGAACCCCAGTTCTGAGGGATTCATCTTTGAGTGCCACGCCTTCAGTCACGCATTTTTTCAAAAACTCATCTTCGATAAGATTGTCGCGTACCCGAAAAAGTGCATGATTTATAACATACTGTAAATTAACACGCCCCATGGCAAGTTCCATCAATGTCGCAGCGTCTCGGCCGAAAGCAGCAAGGTGAGTGTCGCAAGACCCAACAGCACTCTTATACTCAGTAAAAAGACGATCACGAGTGGAAACCAGCTTGTTTGTTGAACTTATAAGTCCCTCAATACGAGCCTCAGTGCCACCTCGCGAAGTAATTTCTGATATCTTTTCAAAAAGATTTGTAGTTGGGTTTGCCTTGGTATATTCTTCTTTGGAAAAAGACTGTTTTTCGGGATGGATCTGAAGGTTTGTATTTACAAAGCGTTGTAAAAATTCTACCCAACCCATCCACCCCTTCGGGGACCGATTCTTTAAGATAGTTTCATTAAGAATAGTGTCAAAATTCTTAATGAAACTAAAAGTATGCGAAGTGAATCCATAAAATGCATTATAGGAAGCGGCCAACATCGGGAGGTTGTCATTTCGAGTCGTAAAGGTAGTTAGTCCAACACCGACGGTATAAAGCCTACCGTTAAAAATAATGTATTGCAGGTTTAAATCATCATCAAACAGAAATTGATAAGCATCAGAATCGGACACGTTGCTTATATTATTAATATCATTAAACTTTTCCAGCCGAGATAGAAAAGATTCCAAAAATATTATTTCCCGCTCCATGTCGAGCCCAGCAAGATACGAAGGTCCGACACCGCTCATAATTTGTTCGGAATAATAGTGTCTAACAATCTTAATCAAACTGCCCATGTTCTCTTTTAAGAATTTAAATGAAACTGTTATGTATTGTGACGCCCTGTTTGCCGGCGAGGCTATTTTATTAGCTATCTCATAAGGGTAGCTGTCCGCATCGAGTAACCCGTCCGTTTCGGCGGTTGGCACAGAAGGGACATTATCAATAATATCTTTATTAAATCTTACAAACAAATTCCATGGCGATGCTGGCCTGCGGTCAATACTACTAAAAAAACCAATACCGTTCCCCTCTGGGTGACCAGGGCGGGGCGAATGGTACCCGAGGGCAAGTAAACTACTCACGTTGTCTGGAGTGTTCTTTCCAACATATGTCAAACAAGCGGAAATTGCCTCCTGAACTGCCGTATTCATATTCTGTAGACTGGAGCCTCTGGCACCTATATCGTAGGCACTACGATTTCGGTTTTTTGTTCTCTTGATATATTGATATTCGTTTCTTTTTGAGTTATAATAAACCCTTGGAACATAGCTTCCAGGCTCTAGATTATTTTCCCAATTATCTAAATCTATATCAGCGTTCTGTGGCTCTACTGGGACATATATAGACCTGTCTATTGCCCGAGGCTGGAGTTGATCATAGGGACCCACCAGAGGTAGTCCGTACTGCTCCCTCAAAGCCCTCATTTTTCCCAAAGAGACTTTCCAAGGAATTGAAATTAGCTGAGCTATCTTTTGTGAATCCGGATATTGTGCAGGGTCACCAGTTAGTTTAAGCTGATTTTTGGGAAGGCGAGCCTCCTTGGTAGTGGGAGACAGATAAAGTCCAATTTGGCCAGCGTCGGTTAGAGGGTTTACTATCTCTGATATCAGGCGGCTATCTATTTCTGCCTCATTATATATCATAGAAAGAGCATCAAAACTCTCTAGTCCGTCAGGAGAAAAGACTGCATTTTGAGGATAGAGATGAGCATACGCCTGCTTCTGTTGAGAGGTAAAATTATGATTAAGCATCTTCCCAAAATTCAGACACGCATCATGAATTACCAGAAGAGCATCCCTGTTTTCTTCAGAATTATAATCAAACTCAACAACCGCTGGTGGATCTAACTGATAGTCATAAAATACCGCCTGGTGAGCATAAGGATTGGGGATATTTCTTTTGTAATAGATCGACATTTAGTTAGCTCGGTTGTTTGTGCTTCTTATCGCCCACTTGCCGGTCGAATTGCAATAATTTTGCTTAAAAACTAGTTGTGTATTTTGAGGTATTTCTTGTAGTTTTGCTAGGAACGATGCCATGTCGGCAAACAAAGCAACGCCGGCCGTTGCAGTCATAGGCGACGGCAGTAGAGGAGCAACGTGCATATGAGCAGCCGTTGCGATGTTGAATTTGGACTGTAGCATGAGAAACTGTGTCATATTAGAATTTATATCGTTAATCAATCCAGCCAAAAAATTTAAGGCATGAACTAAATTATCCCCCTTTACTAAAGGCTGAAGTTTTTTTACACCTTTCTTAGTGAGCCCGTCGTCATTGTTGGCAATAATGTCAATCCCCCCTTTGCTAGCCATAGTGGAAATGCCGGGGGCATTACTTACATCTGTAAATGTTACAAGCTTTATGCTTTCCCTCCCTATAATTCGTACCGCATCCGCTTTAATTGCTATACCGGCTTTAGCCACTGAGTTTCCTACAAAACCCTTTGCTAGCCCAAACTGTGCATCAATGTCGGTTTTCGCACATATGTATATTCTTGCTGCATCCAGAAAGGCATTAGTGTTAGTCTTTACAGACTCATCTTCTTCTTGTTCTCTGGCGAAAATTCCACTCATTCCAGCAACAAGGTCAATTTTTCCACAGTGGGTATTGGGAATGCTACCGTGCCCATTGTCGAGAGGACCAATCCTATCCTTTCCCATTATAATATAACTATTTTGAGTCCCCCTCAGTACAGTCTCGGAAGGGGCGGTGTTATGGTCAGGTACAGCCTCGGGCATTGATTGCTGAAGGTATCCTGTGTAGTGCTTGGAAGCGGTTCCCCCAGATTGGTTCTTTTTTCCACTAGGCATGCCATCTTGAATGACTTTTCTTCGTTTAATGACCGACACTACATATCTCCAGTTTTTTTAAACTTAGTTTTCAAAAACACCTCAGGATCAATATAACTTCCACGACGACCAACCCTTACTCCAAAATGTAAATGGGGACCTGTTGAGCGTCCTGAATTTCCGCTCAGTCCTACGCTTGTCCCATACCCGACTGGATCTTCCTTACTAAGAAGTGGTGGGCGGCTCAGATGGGCATAGAGCGTCCAAATATTCCCATAATCTGGATGTTTAATATAAATATAGTGCCCCGCACCCCTGGGTTGGTATCCTACCTCGGCTACCACCCCTGGTAACGCTGAGACAATGGGAGTATTAACGACGCAAGCAAAGTCTATACCGTTATGCCCCTCTTTCTTAGTTACAGAAGGAAGCCCATCTCTGGCAGACAAACCCTTAGGAATTGGTCGGGTTCCAAACCGAGAAGTAACCCTGGCACTGACATCTTCAATTGTGCCGAGCGGGAAACGAGGAAAAACTTTGCCGGAGAGGCGACCCATGGTACGTCCGATTATGGTCTGTGTAGGAGAAGCCAAATCAGAAATTGAATATAGTTTATTGCAGGATATGGGTTGTATAGGAGCACCTTGATCACTAACATTAGGATTATCGGGGCCTTCTGACTGATCTGTTATAACCCCCTCTCTTCCCGTCCGCCTATAAGTAGCAATCGCTTGGCGGTTGGCCATATTACGAGAAGCATTAATTACGTCCGGGTCGGCCCTTTGTTCGTCGGTAAGATTCTCCATGATAGCCGAGAGTCGCGGAGAAACATCAAAAACAAGCTCCTCCTCACAGTCCACCTTTTTAATATTGTCTTTAGTGTTTTCAGTTGTTTTCCCAGCAGGGGCGACGCCCTTTATCCGGGCTGTGTCGTGCTGGGCTGAGTTGCTCTCATAGACCGTGGCAACATTGGCACCCCCGACTGTTTCGCATTGAAGGTTTGGGTCAACGTAAGAAATATCTATGATCCCTCCGACCTGAGGCGGGGGCTGGGCGTTGGTTACAAATCCGGACGCCTGGGGGTATAGGTGGTCCAGTGCGGTTCCGTCACCGTGGCGTGCTGGAAGCCAGGCACCTTCGTTGGCGGCGTTTGTTTTGTTAGCGGCAGGGATGAGTTCATAGTGACATGTATACATTGCACCCTCGGGGGGTCCAGTTATCCAAGAGTGCCATTTATCTGCATAAGATTTAGTAACCCGAATTACCTTAGCTTTGCGGGTATTTTGTGAACCCAGGGATTTTGTACGACTTGCGTCAACAGCGGCTCGGAAAGCAGCATCTCTAGAAGATGGGTCCCCAAAGGGGACGTAGCCTGGTAGTCGCTGCACTCTATCCCTCCCCCTTGTCTTTATAAATCATATCGTATAAATTTTCTTTATCATTGTCGGATAGTTTATTGACAGAGGAGGTATTATCTTTTTTATAAACCAGGCTTGCCAGCTTGACAAGTTGCTCATTACTCCTTTGAAGAGTTTCCACAAATTTTGCTGCAACGGGTCCAGAATCTGAATATCTGTCTCTGGAAATACTCATGTACTCCTTGAGTTCATTCAGAAGGATCTCTGTTTCTTGCCTATCATTGTTGATATTTTCCAAGGCTTGACATATCAAAGAATCGAGGTCTTTACGCATTTTCTATTCTCCAGGTTCTTATTTAATTAGAAGATCAGAAAATTTCTCCCTGGTCCCACTTGCTTTTAAAAGTTTTATAGCGGCACCTCATCTTATTCAAGCAACTCACGATTTGTTTAGTGTTGAGCCCAGTTATCTCTCTAAGATACAAGTAGATCGCCTTCTTATTAAATATCTCTATTTGATCTATATTCTCCATGAGGACCAATACTGCATCCAACACCTTTTTCTCGTTAGGTTTTAATGAAAAGCGATCCCAGGTTTTTACCTCAGTCAGCAAAAATTTCCAAAATTCTTTTTCTTCAATTTCAACCAATAAGCCTGGCTCAGCCTCAGCCACGACAGCCTCGATTTCATGAATCATAGAGTCATAGTCAATTTCTCTACGGTTCTTTTTCGATTGTTGTTTGGCCTTGTGAGTAAACCAATTTTTAGTCACTACCGAAAAATATGAAAAAGCTTTAGCCCCCTGGTTGGGATTAAATTTTCCTAATATAGTAGTAAGCCAGATTTTGCAGTCGTCCTTTAAAACCTCTATGTTTTGTAGTGAGGTGAATTTATAAGTGTAAACAATTTTATCCACCAACTCATTGAAAGCTGGCTGGATATGTTCAACATATAGCTGTGTCCGGATAGCAGTATCTTCCGTGTTGCAATAACTTACAATTGCTGCTTCTGTATCTTTGGTGAAATAATGTTTCGATTTTCTTTTTTTACTCATCTTCTAAATCATACACCTCTTTAAATTCTAATATTTTCTCTTTGACAACTGTGGTATTTTTCATTAGATTTTTCAGCACAGGTTCGTCATAGAACAATTCTAGCTCCAAAATCCCAGAAAGACTCAAAATATAATCCTCCAACATACTATACAAGTTTTTAAAATTAGCAGAAAAGAATGTCAAACTCTTTATTAAAAATCTGATGTATAAAAAACAGAAAATATTCACCACAACACTTACAATTAGGAGCCCCCAGCTAATCATTTTTACGGATCCTTAGTTTTCTTTTCTCTTGGCGGAGTTCCTTTTTTGAATCCTCAATAGCTTTATTGACAATTGTTCCTGGTTTTTGCTTTCCCTTGGCGGCCGCCAGTTTCTTTTTATTAATCACCATTATCGGTGACAACCTTTTTTTAAGGTTGGTGCCTTCGCAGAAAATGCACTGGACATGTTGTGCTTTCCAAGAATGTCGGATTTCCATATCCTGAGCACATTCACCGCATGTGTATAAATAACGTGGCACTATTCTTTATAGTCCATGGACGACAATTCTTCCTTGCTGGCAGACAGGACGGGAGGATTAGAAACATATACTTCTTCTTCTTTAATTTCTAGGTCCCAATCCCTCAATAGGTCCGAGATGTCTTTCTCTTCTGAGAGGCATTTTTGCAAGGTCATCAAAAGAGCCCCTACTGCTTGATTTGATAGTTTCATTTGTTTCTCCTTATAATAAATGTTATTATCTTTCTCATTATTTGTTAAGTTCTTTTTCTTCTATAATATCGCAGACATACATTGCTGCGTTGCCGTCACCATAAGGGCACTGGTCTCGGTCCACTGTGGTCGTGTGGTCACACCATTCTAAACCCTCCACTAATCTATCAGGAGAACTACACAATATAGAATGAGTCCCGAGTCCTTCATCTCTTTCGGTAAAATCTCGGCACACGACACAAGGTTTTCCCAAGAAAGCTGCTTCTTCTTGTATTCCCCCACTATCGGTTATGACATATTTACACCCAGCAAGACGTTCAATAAACTCGTGATGTCCAAGGGGCTCGATCACACTTACGTTGGTCAATATCCCTGCATGTTTTGCCACGTTTGGATTGGGATGAATAGGAAGAACAAAGAGCAATCCTGGGTTATTTTTAGCAAGATTATTTATAGCGGAAAACCACTCTGCAATGTTGTCGTGTTTTTCGCGGCGGTGGAGCGTAACTATTACCTCATTAGAACTTCTTGTCCTTATTTCCGTTAGGTTGTCCAAAACTGTGTTTCCCACCACAAAGGTATCTTTATACCCCTCTTTATTCAATCTGCTCTCTGCATTAAGAGTGGGACATAAGTGAATCTCTGCGAGGGCAGAAATAGCTTTGCGGTTAAACTCCTCAGGATATGGATTATACTTATCGTAAGTCCTCAGTCCTGCCTCTAAGTGAATCACTGGTAGTTTTCTATGGAAAGCTGCCAAGGCTGTGCCGAAAGCTGATGTCGTGTCTCCTTGGACCATGACTGACCCGGCTTTCGAAAATATTTCTTCATTATTTAAGATTGACTGGACAATCGTATCTAGCCTGTTTTTACCGTTGGAGTTTATGCTCAGTGTGTAATCTGGTTTTTTTGTGTTTTTGAGCAAATCTGTATGCTGTCCCGTAAAAAACGTAGTATAGGATAGCCCTCTTCGTTCCATTTCTCTCATAATTGGCAGGACTTTAATATATTCCGGGCGAGTGCCAAATGTTATTAACATCTTATCACCACCTAAAATTATTCTGATAGAATTCGACAATGGTTTTGATTTCGTGGTCAAATACCTTCTGGGGACTCCACCCCAATGATCTTATCTTACTGTCGTCTACCGAGTATCTTACATCTTGCCCTGGTCGATTGAATCCCAAGTCCACATATTGTTCCCAGTCGGTTTCGTCGTCATAGTAGCTTTGGATTATTTTGCGAACAGTGTCTCTGTTTGTTTGCTCAAATCCTCCCGAAATATTATAAATCTCGTTGGCATCTCCTTTTTCAATTACGGTCATCACGGCCTGGGCTGTATCTGCCGCATGAAGCCATGTTCTTATTGGCTCGCCTTGATCATGAAGCCGAATCTTCCGCCCTCGTTGTAAGCATCTAACCGCAATAGGAATTAGTTTTTCGTGGTATTGGAACTTTCCATAGTTATTAGTTGGTCTTAGCAAGTTGTACTCAATATTATAAGTTCTCCCCCATGCAAGGACCATCATATCGGCGGCGGCCTTGGCTGCCGAGTATGGATTACTAGGGTGCAAAAGGTCTGTCTCTTTGTGTTCACCCGTAACAATGTCGCCGTAAACCTCGTCAGTGCTAAAATGTACGAATCTCGGTCGTTTATTAACATTATGAGGCTTATGTCGAATAAGTTCCAGCAAATTTTGAGTTCCCATAACATTACTATTGATAAAATGATCGCTTCTGATTATACTATTACCAACATGAGACTCAGCCGCTAAATTAATAACGTAATCACACTCCGGCAGAGAGGCGATATCTGCAATGTCTTCTTTACAAAATGTAAAGTTAGGATCTTTTTTGAACTCTTCGATCAGTTCGGTGTTGGCCGCATATGTACATTTGTCAATTCCATATACCTTCCAGTCCCTTTTTAAACACTCTCTGGTGACATAAGACCCAATAAACCCTAAACACCCCGTAATGGTAACTAATTTCATATCAATCTCCTTTAACGACTCTATAGGAGTCTTCATCAAAATGTTGAGTGGAAAATTCAAATAACTCAGAGTCCTCTAAAGCCACCATTTGATGGATAAGTCCCCTGGGAATATGGAAATTAGTTCCAGGAGTCAGTTCCAATTCCTCGCATTGTCCAATATCTTTTAACTTACCATACTTAACCAACAGGCGTCCTGATTGTAAGTAAAACACCTCATCTTTTAGTTTATGAAAGTGCCAAGAACAACGTTTGCCTTTTTTAAAGAATAATAACTTTCCGCAATATTCTTCCTTGTTGACGATCCATTTTTCATATCCCCAACCCTTGTTAACGTGCTTTATGTCAAAGGGTCCACTCATATCTCTTCTATCCTCTTGGTTTTGTCACAAATTAATAGATCGTATGCCGGCTTTTCGTTCATTATGAGTTGGTGATGTTTTGCTCCCCACTCCTCTAGTTGCCGTGTGGTCAAGTCTGTCCAGTCAGTTCCTGTATTCCCGCCACGGGCTGTCCAATAAATAATGGTATGCCCGTTGTCGAAAAGTTTATTAACTTTATTTATATTCTCTACAATGGGAGACGCCGTCAAATAACTCCGTTCCTCCTCGTGTGAGCAGATTGTATCGTCAATATCAACGTAAATTTTCATTTTTCTTCACATAGTTGGCAATGTCGTCGAAGGAGGTGACTGGTTGTAATATCTCGTTAATGTTATTAGCGTAAAAATTCCAATCCATTTCTTCTGGCGGTATTTCATCTATAAGCTCTTGCTGTCCTCTCATCACTAGCGTAGTACACATATTTCCTACAGAACAAATGGACACATCGGGATTTCTCATTCTTAACTTGGCCACCGATTTCCACACATCTCCCTGAACATGTGGATATCCACTAAAGTGCTTATCTGCTTCTGTGTGGTCAATCCCCATGGGATAAGACACCTTCTCGCAATATTTCACTAAATCTTCCGGGCAAACGGTTCCCGAGGATTCTTTCAGGGGTATTGTGTCATCCAACAATATTACTCCGTTTGGTTTAAGAATTTTTAGGCTCTCGGATATTTCTTGATCTACTATCGGAGAAAAATGGCAACCATCAATATAAATTATATCAAATTCTTGGTGCCAAAATGTCTCATTTAGTGCAAAAAACATCTGAGAGGTCATCCGAGTAATTCCGTCCTGAAATACTCCATAGGGATCTACTCCTACTTTTATTACCTCTCGTCCAGTGGGGGTGGTTGCAAGTATTTCGACAAAAGTATGACCGTTATCGACTCCAATCTCTAAATACCTCAGTGGCTCGCCAGGTTCCCTGTTTCCATCCATGTGCAAGAGAAGTGTATTTGTCAGTTGTTCGATCATTTATGTACCTCCAGTACTTTAGTTGTTGAATACCCAATAATGCGGTCAAAAAATTTGACTTCGGTGGCAAATTCGGACCCTATTACTGTCTTTCTTTTCCAGTCGCTACCAACAACTAGAACATCCGGCTTAATGTTTTTTATCATTTCATTAAGCATTTCTCGTGTATTAAAGATTAATACTTTATCCACCCCTCGTATAGACTCTAGGAGATATTTCCGATCCTCTTGTCCATTGAAAGGGCGGCGGGGTCCCTTATCTCTTCTCACTTTTTCGTCGGCATCAATACCAACATACAATTTATGACCAAGAGACGCTGCATATTGTAACATCTCGATATGTCCTCTGTGCAATATATCAAAACATCCATTGGTCCATATAATTTTAGTACTGATTTCTTTGTCCATCTTAATAGTTCCCATACCATGGACTATCGATAATAGAATAAACACTTAATAATTGTTTAATACCATCGTCTAGATTATATTTACAGACAAAACCTTTATCATAAAATTTCTGACTGCTGACTTCGTAATCTCTGACATCTGGGTCTGAATTGAACTCCGCTTTAATAATTTCCAAGGGAGTATATTCTCTCACCTTTTCTGCGAGTTGAAGCTTATTCATGTTAAGCTTATCATTTCCGATGTTGTAAGTCTGGTTTTTACATTCTTCCCAATTTTCTATAACAAACATAAATGCTCGACATATATCATGAATATGGATATAGTTACGCATAAATTCGCATTCATAAAGAACAAGCACCCTGTCTTTAATAGCACGCCAAACAAAGTTGTTTACCAATAAATCAGCACGCATCCTAGAAGAGGGTCCATAGACAGTAGCCAATCTAAAAGTTACATGGTTATCCACCTCTTTAAATGCTTTCTCGGCGTCTACTTTCGTTACCCCATACAGCGAAACAGGATTCAGAGGAGATTCTTCTGTACAGACCCCGTCGGCACTTGTCCCATATCCAGAATTTGTACAGGGATAAATTACCTTTTGATCTGGTCTTTTATTTTTTGCTATCCACTCATTAATATCACAATTAATCTCTCTTGCATCTCTGGGAAATTCATCGCAAAGGGGAAAACCCACAAGGGCCGCAAGCGGTATGATCACATCCGCTTTTTTCATGTGGGACCCAAGAATTTTTTTATCTCTAATATCGACTTTTCTGAAGGAGAAATTTTTATTCCCCGCATATCTTAATAGAGAAGCCTTGTCATACATTAAACTATCAAGCACGGAGACTTTGTGTCCAGCATTCAATAAAAACTGAATGAGTTCGCTCCCAATATATCCAGCCCCTCCTGTAATTAAGATATTCATTTTCCAACTCCCGGCACGCCAGTGCCCCTGTTTAAATTATACTCGGTAGTAATTGACATTACCCCTCTTTGCTGTACCACATATGTAGCACATCGATTAGCGAAGCCAATGGACTCATCTATATCCCCAGTTTGAAGATATTTGGCGGTCAAAGAGGCTAGGAAAGTATCCCCCGCACCTACTAAATCTTTAATTTCTACCTTTAACACTGGGTAGTTTTTTTCTCTATGTCTGCACCCATCTGGTCCGGTGGTAACAATAAGTTTGTTCCGTATCCACGAACTAGAAGTGTCCTCAATAAAATCCTTGGATAACTCATACTCTACCTCGTTTATTTTGATAAACTCACAGGATGAACACCAATCTCCCAACTTCTTTTTCGTATCCATGAACACAAGTGGGTGGTGTTGGCAGATGTATGATATATCTTCCCTAAATAAAAATCCCTTATCATAGTCTGAAATTACGATGGCGTCATAAGAATCGAAATTAAGTCCAACAAGGTCAGTCACTCTATTTATCTTTTCTTCGCCCGAATCTATTCTCACCAACATTTGGTTTGTTTTTTCGTCTACAATCCGTTTTTTAGTAATTTTTTCATCATTGGTACGCAGAGTAATTTCCACCCCCAGGTTTACTAAGTTATTGGCAACATTCCCTGCCATTCCTTTTACAACCTTTGTAGAGGTGGGAAGAAAAACAGGTACCGGGGCGTCGGGACAGAGCCGAGTACATTTTCCATATTCAAAAATATCTTCGCAGCTATCGCCCAGCACCAAGACCTTCATTTCCAGCTAATCTCCCAGTCTTTAAAATCGGCAGCTAGACAGTCTATTTTATAATCTTTTCTTCCGCCCGCAAGTTCTTGAATTTTATTTTTTGCTGTATTTCTGATCCCGTTTAGCCCGTGAGTCAATTCAAGGTTGTTTCCGTCCTTGATGCCTTTTCTGTAGTTCGATTCATTGTGCCAAATGTGTAAATTCATTTGAGAAAGCACAACAATTGCACGAATGGTATCTGCATCAATATCTTCAGACTTATCCAAGATCATTTGGATATCGTGGCAAATGTCGGCAATCTCTTTTGCGTACTCTCCTTTATGCTCCGTAATAAAGACCTCTTTGAGTTGGGCGATAGAGAGCCTGTCAATTAACTCCGAAAGAGTCGGCAAATATTTTCTAGTTTTCATATGAAATAGCTTTCCGGTAATATTCGGTTGCTTCTTTTATACCATCTTTTAGCGAAACTTTAAGAAAGGTGGAAGATCCGAGGTGGGACTGTAATTTCTGGGTGTTTAGTTTTTTCTCCCGAACACCCACATATTTAGACAAGTCGTGCTTCGCCTTGTTGAAGTCAAAATTATAGGCGTCAGCGACGTGCTGTGCAAATTCATTAATAGAATTGTCTTCCCCGGATCCCAAGTTATACATTTCATTTTCCTGAGACAAGAGCTTAATAATAATATCCGCGGCATCTTCTACATGAATTAATTCTCGGCGTTGCATTCCGTCACCCCAGATGTTTACTGGCATATTGTGATATTTCGCATTGTAAAAGTTTCGTATAAAATCAAAGATAAAGTGATTATCGTGCAATTCAAAATTAGGTCCATATAGTGTAGACGGAATAAAATATAACCACTTTAGTCCATATTGTTTTTGGATTGATTGAAGCCCTATCAACAACATTCTTTTAGTCATTGCATAGGTATATAATCCATCATCTGGTTCCCCCAAGAGGTAATTATCCTCTTTCATATCGATGCCTGGCGAATAGGAGCAACTAGTTCCCATGGTGACCATTTTTGCTTGGGGCTGGTGGTCTTTCCAATATTGTAAAATGTTGGTGTTAAGAATTTGGTTATTGAGCCATTGATCACCTTGGTGAGTCAATGCGTAGTCTCCAGCCTTTGTGACAATGGCGAGATGAAAAATAAAGTCAAACTTGACGTCATTATAAATATAGAGGTTCTCTAGTTTGCTAAGGTTCGCTGTATGTGAGTTAGAAATAAATATTTCCCACCCCTTTTCCCGAAGCTTTTTAGTTAGGTGTCTGCCTAAAAATCCGGTGGCCCCGGTAACTAAAACTTTCATGCTATCCCACAATCTCGACTGTAGGGAAAGGAATAATAAATTTGACCCCAGACTCAATGAGAGTTTTATTCTTTTCTATAATTTCTTCGGCAAAATTATGGGACAACAAGAGATAATAGTCGGGGCGATCCGTTGGGGATTCCTCAGCAATGGGGATATGACTCCCCGGCAAATACTTTCCTACCTTAAGTGGGTTAATTTCGACCGCCTTCTGTATTAGAGAGGAGTCAATTTTATAGTAATTGAGTAACGTGTTCCCTTTTGCGGGGGCTCCATACGCGTAAACTGTTTTACCTTCTTGTGCCAATTGTTCAAGAAACGTGCGTAATTGATTACGAGTTCCTGCAATTTTTCTAGCAAACCTATCCACTGCTTGCTTGTCGTTATATTTCTGGTCTTTTTCCATCAATTCTAACAATCTGGGTGACTTATGATTGAGCATGCTTTCGGAATGGGTAATTTTCGCGATAACCGATCCGCTATGAATGTCAGAATAATATGCATCAAACAATTCTAATCCATAGGGTTCTAAGAGTGTCCCCAAGGTCTCAATAGTATAGTAGCACAAATGCTCGTGATAAATGGTATCAAAATTGTTGTTCTCTAGCATGGCCCCGGCGTACATGAACTGTACTAGTAGGACTCCGTCTGAATGTAGAGTCTTCTTGATCCCTCGTATAACACTGTGAAGTTCTTCTAGGTGGAAGAAAACCCCCGAGGCATTATACACCCTTACCGAGTTCTCTCCAAAGTTTTCTACGGCACAAGTTTCGTCAAAATAATTATTGATGGTTTTTACTCCACTATCCTGAGAGATTTTGGCGGTACCTACCGACGATTCCACATTTACGACATTGGGAAAACCGAGCTTCTGATACTGGATAAGTTGGCTTCCGTCATTTCCCCCAATATCTACAATCAAATCCCCTTCCCGTAGATTAATTTGGAGTGCCAACTCTTTAGCTACCTCATAAAAGTGATTTAAAAGGGTTTGGGTCATTCCGGATAAATAGTCATGGTCGCCGAACATAGTTTCTTTGGGTATCGTGTGGTCCAGTTGTAATAATTTACAATCTTCACATCGCACTAGTGTAAGAGGATATTTTTCCTCGTGTCCCACTTTTTCTTCAGTTAAAAAATCATTACACCAAGGCTGCTTCCCGAGGTCTAAGACCGTTTGCAATTTTTTATTTTTACAAGATCGACAAAGTGCTGTGGATATCATTGTAGTTTTCCCTTATTTAGTTTTTTTCATTGTGCTGGCAAATGTTTTCTTTTTTGAGGTCCCCCTCGGATTTGTTCAACAAATTTATCGGTTGTATAATTCAACGATTTATTATATGCATTGTCGATCAGCGACTGATAGTTTTCAAAGTCATTAGAAATATCTCGTATCTTCCTCTCTAAATCCCATTTGTTCGTAAAATAGAGAAAGTCTTCATTAGGCGTATAATATTTTTCAGCCACGTTCCATTCGTCCTTGTATACTAAATTAAGAGTTCGGCAAAAAGCTGCCTCGTGCATACGAGTCTTAAACTGTGGAAGCGTCTCTCCTTTTGGTTGGGCGATAACTGAAAAAGCCTCGTTTAGGTGGGCACCGGGTTGCGATAAAATAGTGTTCTTCATCTCATCACCCACGGAATGAACTAGGTTATAACATATGGAGATTTTGCTTTCAGCTATAAACTCCAGCTTTGTTCTGAACGGCAAATTAATGTTGGTGGCCACTGGCAGGGAAGCATGAGTCATTTGATTAATGTGTTTAGTCATCGTAATATATCGATAGTTGAAGGATAACATAGTTTGTAAGCCTTCGATGTGTTCCTTGCCATGAATTCCTCCGTGATAGATAACATCATATTTTTTTTCCTTTGCTTGGGGGATCAAATTTTTATTGAAAGGATAGAAAATATCTCGATATTGGCGGCCCACAGAAAGTTGGTTTAACCACTTGTTACTATATGGACAAATAGAATATATAATATCAAATTTTTGGTCGTAGTCAAGAGGTCCGAAGTTGTTATGATCTTTCACTTGAGCAAATTCGCACGGAGCCCAGTTATTAAAAAATACTTTAGTGTACCCCTCGCACTGCTCGTGAAAATCTTTATTATTCGACGAGTTATAACCATACATTAAAACATTCTTGCCGTCATCCTCCGACAGGCTTTTCAAATCCCAATGATATGAGTTTGTATCGGGGATTTCGGCGGACAAATCTTCTAATATTAACATTATACAATTCCTCGTTTTGTTGGGTCAATTTCATATTCTTGTAAGAGCGAGTGTAATTCCGTGGGATATTCTGACAGGTTCCACTGTCCTTTTACTAACGCAGTGGAAATGTGGGGCCACACCGAACAATCATAGTGATACATCCCCCTTTTTTTCTCTCCGTGATAACAATATAGCCCCCTAATTCCCATCTTTCTACACGTTATGGTCGCTTGAGTTTCAAACTGGTTTTCATAATCCAATCCGCCAATGTGCAGATTTGGGCCCTCGGCGTGAATTCTTTCCAAATCTCTAGTTCGCCAAAGAGCCGCTTGATTTGTATAAAAATATGGAAGATAACCAAACAGTTGATATACATTTTCCGATCGGGATGTGTCAAAAGGGGGGAAATCGGCATCAATCAGTCCCCCTTTCATAAATCTTATAAAGGAAATCTCGGGATGGTCGTCTAAGATTTTTCGGTATGTCAAAATTTCATCCGCCAATACATCGTTATGCAGGATATAATCCTCTGAAACATATACGCAGAATTCTTCTGGCACTTCTCTTATGCCGGTTAAAAATTGATCTCTATATAATTTTTCCTCGTCGTATAAAACCGTTTTATAAGCAGAAGGAATATCGTCATTAACCTCATTTGTAAAAACGTATTTGTTATCAAAGAGGTTATCGTCGATATGTTTATCATTCTGTGTGAAAAACATTTTCCACAAGTCGGAATTTTTACCAATGGTATTGACAATAAAAGCTAGCTGTGTTTCTTTCATATATGGTTCCTAAAAAATTCTAACTTAAGAGTATAAGGAGACGAAACCTATCGGACATGTTTCAAATGTAGCTAGGTCTGTCATCAACATTTCATGCCCTCGTCTAACCGGCAGTGGCATCTCACCATTGGCACCGAGCCACTCCCCCGTATAAGTGGTAAGGGCGTATGTACTCCAGAGCCAATGATAGTTGATGTTGGGGGCTGAATGGGTGAGATCTTGTCCTGTGCCTATAAGATTCGCAATATTCAATTCCTTCGCCACAAACCTCATACTATCCAAAGGGTGGTGCCCCCTATATCGCTCTGGACGAGAAAGCGGCAACAACTCTTCCACCTTAATCCATCCTTCAAATGCTTCTGTTCTGTGGTATAATGCTTTCGCAGGACCAGTGATTAACTCGTGAAGATATTCGCTCCACGCTGCATCTTCTCCCGTCAGCAGATCAAAAGAATATCTAGTCGGGCTTAACTTTAAGTTATTGAACCCAGAGCTAGCCACTATTCCATGAGATATAATTCCTCCATCTTCTTGTCCCAGTAAGCAGTGGTCAAGACTTACCGAAGGAATTTCTCCTAATATAATTTCCGACGGCAGCCCGGTGGGGCTTGGGATTAACCCTTTGTGTCCGAGGATTGTTTTAAAAATCAGCTCTTTTTCAATGATTGATGATCCGCCATTTATTGCATGATATATTTTTGTGTTCTTGTTTAAAAATCCATATTCAGGCGGCAAACCCTGGGCGGTTAACTCTCCCGATTTAGTCATCATACTTAAAAGTGTTTTAAAATAACCTTCCGGAAAAAGATCGTCTTCTAGGGATGAATTTTCTAGAACTTTTATCAATCTTTTAAAAAATTCCATTGTTGCATCTGTCACCTTTACCGCCTGTATTCCTCCGTTGAAGCCCTCTATTGTTCCTCCTCGGGATTGAAACATATAGTCGGCACTTTCTAAGAGTTCAGATAAATGATCAACAAAATAATCTAAAACGATACAATCACAATCTAAAAAGAGGATCTTTTCCCCTGGATTCTTTTGCATTACTTCAAAGTTCTTTTTTACTCTATCCAACATGCGTTGACGGTATATTAAATTTTTTGTTTGGCCTGGTAGTACTTCCCCATTTTTAGTGATAATCTTGATATAAACATCATCTTTCATTGAGGGGATCAAATATTCGGCTGCTAAACTCAAATAGCGTCCCGTAGCAAAAGTATAGATTTTCATTTTTTTATGACCTTGCATTTTTTAAAAAGTTCAAATTCGGTTAAGTCACGATAAGGGGGATTTTCTATAAGGTCGGGATTTTCCTTGGGGAAGTTTTGCATTAAGGCTAATCCCCGAGCGGCGTTCATGGGAGTCATGTACATATTCCATCCCAAAAAGCTTATATTGTCTTCTTGATATTTGACACCCTCCGTTCGCCCTTCATATCGAGCTACACGAAACCAGTTGGCTGCTTCCTCGTTATCTGTTAAAATCATTCCCCCCTTTCCTAATTTTAAATGCTTTTTGATGTGGAAAGAGAGGCACATGTAAGAGCCCGGAATATACATATCAGAAGTAAATCTTTTGGCGGAGTCATAAATCGGATATGGTTTAAGTTGATAAGCCCCTTGCCAGCTTATATCTTCAAAAATTACTTCTCCTTTTGCGTGCATAATTGATTGCGGAACAGAAAGATAAGTCCTCTTGGGGATGGTCACTTCACCAACTTTTAAATATTCACAACACAGAAACAAGGCATCCGTACATGACGTCACAGAAATTGCATACTTAGACCCCGCATAGTCGGCCACCGCTTGCTCGAACATTTTTACTACCTTATATGATTCAGGCTTCATTTTTTCCTTTACTCTTCTATTCCCCGAAAATAGTAGTTTATAAATTTGTCGTCATTTATAATTTGATTGTAAACTAAAACATTAACCCCTTTGTTAAATTGGGGAATCTGTGGATAAGCTAAGTCCAGTCCAACAGAATATTTTTCGGCCAGCCGAGGTCTGGACCAGATATCAACAGAATCATACACTTGGCGATTTCCGGCACCGTGGTGGTAAATAATATCGTCATAAACGCCGTAAAAAAGCGGATGAAGATCCATGTGGTTGCTACGAAGAAGGTGTTTTATTTTATACCCATTCTCTTCGCTCCAAATTTTCAAAGTTGGTCCGGCAGTCTCAACTCCATTCGCTGGGTCTAAATTCCATTTTAAGTCATTGTCCCTCCAGAAATCAACACGGGTAGCGAAAAAACAAGGATGAGGGTAGGGCTTATATTTATCTGCAAGCATAGGCTCGGGATTTTCACTCCGAGAAATCGCAGCAATTTCATGTCCAGTTAAATAATCATCTACAATGGTGGTCCATCGTGGGGATATGGGGAAGGCATCGCCGTCCAAAAAAACAAGTTTTGCATTGTCTTCTAATTGAATTTGCGGGTCGTTCTTTAGTACCTCAAAAAGATAATTCATCCTATACCAGTGTTGGTTCATGACTTCAGATAAATCTACAAATTTATAAGAAGAAATATTATCTGGATTTGCTCTTAAAGAATCGCCCAAGCCTGAAACCCCACAAATCACAAGATATGGTTCCTGGGTATTTTTTTTGAGATATTCCGCCTGCATATTAACAAATGCATCCGTCTCATGATGAATAGTGATAAAATAAATCATTCTAAAATTTCTCTATGAAATCAGCGACACTAATCAAGTTAAGCCACTTAGTTTTGTTCTTTTCTAGGTTGGGATATTGAAGGTCCTTCTCAACATCGATATCTAGCGTCGATTGGGACCCGAATTTTACTACCCCACATCCATAATCTGTATCTACCACACACATCTCTATATCGGGACGGGTAGTTCTAAATTTTACAAAGGCTTTCCAGGTATCTCCACACCAGCCGGGAACATTCGGAGATTGAGATCTTTCTTGGTAGTGGATATTAGGGGGGTGGCAATCGTGCATTACTATGGCTCCTCCTTCGTTTAAAAAAAGAAGAGAATTTTCCAAATCTTTTTCGACATCTTCGCTGAGATGTGATCCGTCTATGAAAATAATATCGAATTTTTTCCCGCCGATGGCTTTAGACATGGCAAAATAATGATCGGAGGTGACCCGGATTACATGTGGGTCCCCCTGTGGGGTTCCAAATCCCCCATCAACCCCAATTTTGTCTTCGAGAGGAATATTCACCTTATGAAAAGTTTCCCCATTGCCGTATCCTATTTCTAAATAAGATTTATACCCTCCTCTTTCAACGAGGTGGTTAATAATGTCACTTCTTAACATATTTTAGCTCTCCTGTGTGCCTGTGTGTCTTATTTAGGCAAACTTACTATATCACCCTTTTTATTATTTCTTAACCCTCAAAGGGGTAGGGAAATCACTCTTGGTCCTTTTCTAGAACATAATACTTTTTTTTA